TGAACCGTCCCTCCTCAAGCAACTCTGGTCACTTTAACGTTCAGATTCCGAACATCAATCGCTGGCGCATCTCCAACGGAAGCGTTCACGACAGCAACTTCAGTGCAGCATCCGCTGGCAACGTCAATTGTGGTGTCGCCGCCTACGTGCCAAAACTCTTCAGCAGCTGCCGGTGTTGCCGCGGCGATCGTTAGCGGACGAATATATCCATTAACGCTCAGAGCCAACTGAATTTCTCCAGCTGCGCCACCAGTAGTTACGGCGATGTTTCCGCTAAAGGACACGCTGTACTGAGCCTTGGCATTGCAGCAGGGATTACGAACGATCCCCCGAAGTGTGAGATTTGGAGTCATGTTGTCGTGAAGCACGTTCTGCGGGCATTTGGTGCATGGACGAATGTTCTCAAGAATAGCCGAAGCACCGGGCTGAAGCGTCTGAACCGCAACATAACCATATTCTGCCATATAGAATTCCTCCTCAATATCGTTTTCACAGAAACGAAATAGGGGCCGACCCGAAAATCGAGCCAGCCCCAGTATGATTTATCAAAGAATTAGGCTCCGCATCCACAACCCCAATTCTGCTGACAGCAGTTAGGATTCTGAACAATATAAGCGGGGCGAGGAGTAGGCGCCAGATACTGTTCCAACGCAGCCGTCTGAGCATCATTGTTGGCGAGAATCTGTGCGGTCTGTGCACCCTGAGAAGCAGTCAGCTGAGCCATCTGAAGCTGCTGACGCAGGTTTGCAATCTGCTCATTCTTGGCGTCGATCTTGTCATTGCACATCTGATCCAGAATCCGCTGAGTAGATGCATTATTGGCCGTAATCACCTGCTGCAGAGCATCAGCAACGGCATTGCGATCTGCACATGCTTCTGTAGCGACGGTATATTTCAGATCCGCCGTAGCCGCCCTGTTCTCACAGCAGCAGTTCTGCAGAGCGCTCTGCAACGCAAAGGTCTGATTCATGTCTGCCATTTGCCTAGAGTTTGCGGCAATCTCGGCCTGAGCAAATCCGTTGCACAGAGAGGACTGAACTCCGGCGAACCCGCCAGTTACAGCGTCCTTAATGCCAGAAATTCCGTTATTCAGGGTGGCCTGGTCAAAGCCGCGCTGAACGTCATTTGCAATAAATGTCGTTCCGCCTCCGCCATTGCCACCATTATTCCAGCCGTTATTTCCCCAGCCACTCATGAAGATAAGCAGGATGATGATCCACCAGGCATTGTCCCCACCAAAACCAAACCCTCCGTTTCCACCACCATAATAAGGTGCAACGGGCATAATCATATTTCCATTAGAATCGGTCATGTTCCATATCCTCCTATTGGAATTTATCTATTTGGTAAACCTGGAGACGAGTCATACTAGCCCAACGGAACCACCCTCTTTAGTCCAAAAACAAAAACTTCGCCGCCATTATTAGCAGCGAAGTGTTATGTATAGTTACCAGGCTACTTTCGTTCTATCGATTTATGCCTCTGGTGTCTCTTGCTGTCTCTTCCAAGTTTGATTAAATGGTTCAAGCACGACACCGCTTCTGTCAGTGATTTCGCAAGATACATAATCCACGTTCGGATGGTTGACATTATCGTATCCATACTCCATCTGACTGGCAAAGCTCCTACGTGCGGCATCAAATGTATCAAGCACATCAATATTTTTGCTGATAGTTTCTCCATCTCTCCGGACATAGTGAAGGAAAAACTTATTCTCGGAGCTACCTTTTTGCCACGTCTGGTCATACTCTCCAACGACGTTTCCTTCCGAATTCTTGATTTTGCATGAAACAAAAGTCGTATTAGGATAATCAGGATTGTCATATCCCGTTTTCATTCTTCCCCAGAAAGAAAGAATCGCAGAATTTAGCGTATCGTGTACTTCAATGCCTTTTGAAAAAGAACCATTTTCTTCTTGAATTCGATGAACAAAGTATTTACTTTCCATATTGTTTACCTCTCATTTCTTTATTTTTTATATTTAAGTTAGAATACCAACACCACGGTTTCGTCTTTCCCTGAGAGAATGTTCTCTTTCACGTCAGTTACAATGAAAACGATATCGTAATCGTGAGCCATTGTATAAACAACTGTACGAGGTTGGGCATAGGCCAATTCCCATGCCCGTATTCTCTATCACACAGATCACTTTCAGGTCTTGATATGCTTTCACCCTTTACCACAAATCTGGTGATCTGCTACTTCGTTAAACAGCAATTTAGCGACATGAGGATAATTATGTCGGAACCTTATAAAGCAGGATTTCAATCGTTTTCCCGACAATATCTGCGCTGAGATTCTTACACCTAATTGTGTTATTGTCAATAAACAAGTTTTCAATGACAGGTACGCCTTGCCAAATATATTTAGCGCCGTCTAATATAACACTCCATCCTGCTATCATATATCCTGTAAGTGATGTGCTATGCGTGTAAATATTGACTGTTGCATTTACAGCGCCGAGCGTGCCGGATACTTTTAGAAAACTCAGATTGTTCGCAATATTGCTGTTTAACGAATTAACAGCACCGCCAGCAATAGGTGCTGTTTCGTTGAAATATGTGTTATTAATAGCTGTGTTTGCTGGAATAGCGGTCTTGACAGTATAGCAACCATCAGACCTTCCGGAAATCGTGCTGTTGATGAGCTGTACATAACTGCCAACAGGAACAGCGTTTGCACATTTGTTTCCGTCTACGACATAGATTAAGCTTTTTTCTGTTGTGGAAATCTCATCTGAATTACTCTTGACAGCCGCATCTATTAAATCCATACTGTCGTTATGATCGTCAAAGATTTCACGCCAGTTTTCGTTTCCGTCAATCTTCTTTAGACTAAGATTGGTTGTTGGTGTCATTCAATCACATCCCTTTCTTTACTTAGCCAATAACTGGTCGACTGTCAGTCCAACAACATACTGTGACTGTGCAGATTTCAATGCCGTAACAGTCATACCAATAATGTCATTCCCGGTCATTGATGTAATTTGCTCCTGCAAAGGTGGGGCTACTTCCCAGTGTGCCGCATTCCACGCTTCCGCTTTTGTAATGGCGGTAGTGCACTCATAAATGTAATCACCGTTCCTGACCTTATCCCCGACAGCATAGGTTGCGCTGGTGCTGTAGTATGGACAGATAGAGCGGTTTGCAAAGTTATACAAGGATGCAGGGTCTAATGCTAATGTCGTAGAGTTTGAACCAGCCCCTGTGTACAACTTTGTTCGCCCGTAATAGGTCGTTGTCGCAAACCCGCCTGTCGTGATAACAAAATAAGTTCCCGTCCACTTGAACACAACGACTTCTCCGGTATCCCACTCATACCGTCCGGCATTGGTTCCCGTAACTCTGCGAATGTTCTTTGCGCCCAGACTATTGATCTGCATTGTTGGAGCACCGTTGTATGTCTGTGCATTCGTAAACGTAATCACAAACACATCCCCAGCGATCAACTCTGTGCACTTTGTGATCGTTACATCCTTTCTTTGCGTAGCCGCCGCAGTCGAGCAGTCTGCGCTGAAAATTCGGGCATTGCCGTGATCTGTGTTTCCTCTTGCTACCGCATCTTTGATATCGTAAGTGTCACCATTCGGTAGCGTTATTTTACTTACATCTGCCAATCAGTCTCCCTCCATTTCCGCGAGGCTCTTTTGCGCCTCCGTGATTAGGAGACTGTGACAGCTTTCTGTGTCCCCGTAAATGTCGGCTGGCTGACACCCCCGGAAGGTGTTCCTTCAACACTAACGCTCCCGGCCGTCCCTGTAAACGTAGGTTGGCTGACAGTTCCAGCCGGGGTGAATTTCCCGGAGGAACTCATACTGCTTCCAGTGAATTTGAGGTTAACACCATCTCCTGTAAATGCGGGGGCACTCGCTTCTACTTTTGAGATTCCACTCACAATTGTTTTGCTCGTGAAACTAGGGAGCTTCACCGTTGTCGGGGTATTTGGTGTGAACGAACCTTCCGTCCAGCTTAAAACAAGGTTCTCGTTGCTGACAGTCGTACTAAGCGTAGGCATAGTCGCACTAGCGGCTGTACCCGCTGTTACTGTACCACCGCCGGTTGCAGAGGAAGCAACGTATCCGGTCGAGGAAGATGGAGTTACTGTAATGGTCGGAGCGGCAACGCTTCCGCTTGGTGTATAATTTGCGGCTCCAGTACCGACACCAATCGTCCCGGCAGGCGTTCCGCTAACATTAACGTTTCCTTCTGTTCCTGTAAAAGAAGGTTTACTTACACTTCCGTCAGGCGTAAACGAGCCTGTACTTGTAAGCTTATTCCCTGTGAATGTAGGCTTGCTAACAGTCCCTTCCGGCTTGAAATTGCCAGACGCAGAATCCTTATAGGCCAGCGCACCAAGATTGGTTGTATCACCGAACTCATGCCATTTGCCATCAGAAGAGGAATAAACAAATTCCTTGCTTTGGTAAATAGCCATACCGCCGTTCACAGCGGCAACATCCTGCCCCCCGACAACAATAGTTGTGACCTCAGAACCATCAGTAAGCGCTGTTGTGGTAACGCCAAGAAAGCTTGTGCCTCCCGCAATCGCGGCACGTGCGGTTGCGTCTTTCAGATCGTAAGTAGTACCAGACGGAAGGGTGATTTTACTAATTTCTGCCATTTTAATTTCCTCCATTTAATCTCGATTGATGACGAGTGTTTCTTCGCTTTCGTTAAGAGCATAATTTATCTTGTTGTTCCAGAAATTTCTTTCTTCTTCTGTAACGTGAGCTATTCTGTCAGTCACGTGCTCGTTAAGCAACCTGACAAACTCAGCAGAAATATCATCGCCGACAAAAGGAAGATCAACAACATATGAAAGTCCGTCCGCAATCTTAATGCCGGGTATTGGTGCTCCATCGATAACTGATTTGTCTGAATAGACAATGATTCTGTTCGCAGACGGAATATATTGAAGCATGGTGTTCCATTCTGCTGTCGTTCTAACCTCAATTTTTGCTGTGTTCGGGCCATAGCCACCACTCCCGACATTAATCCCTATATCTTGCAGTCGGTTAACAACTTCGATCTGGATATCAAGCTCTTTAGACATTACCAATCACCTTTGCAATCGTAAATTGGGCTGGTTCCATCGGCGTGTGAGGCTCGTTCTCATCGTAGTAATTGGGAAAGCGGATGTCCCACTCGTAATCGCCAAACGCCAGATTTTTCGTATCTGCGTTCATGATCTGAATGACAACTTTCTGATCCTTCACGTTGAGATTTTTTTCCAGCACTGGGTTAGGATAGTTTGAAGTCTTCTTTACAGAAAACAGCACCTTCTCTCCGTCCGCAGGAACATCCTCTCCCGTGAGAGTAATCGTAAATGGTTCGCAGTCTCCACGGGTGATGGTGATATGTCTTCCGTCGATCTTGATCATGTCATCACCTCACAACGCCTTAACCTGTTCAACGGTCATATTTCCTCTGACAGTGTTGGCAACAATTTCTTCGATCTTTGCCGTTACTACTGAATTCCGCACCGGATTTGTGCTCGTTTTGCTGAGAGCCGAATCTACTGCAACATGCGTATCCGGCGGCACAGTCCACGTCCCATCACTTCTGAGATATCTTGTTGCGTTACCAGCGGCAGGAGCTGGAACCAAACCGGAAGCACCCGCGGAAGATGTGGATGCGCCGCCCATGACAGGTACAGATTCTAACTTGGTATCAAGAACTTGCTTGATGCTTCTGCTGTCACTCTCACTGACCGGAATCGTAGATCCATATACATTATCAATAGATCCTGTATTGCCCTTTGGAATCCTGAGATTAAGCACAGGGGCTTCAGGTGTACCGGTAATTGTTGCACCTGCCTGTTGATCTGGGTTCAGTGTTTCAACCGTCCCGATGCTCATATTGGGTGTAGTACCCGTGTTTCCCCTCGGAATGCCGAAAGCAATATGCTTGTGTCCGGAAACATCGCTGACAGTAGCTGTTGGGGCTGAGCCGGCCGGAAGTACGTTTGCTTTTACGGTCATGTTGTCGATTTTAGCGGAAGCGGCATTTGCATCGTCTGCAGCCTCATTAGCGAGCTGCGCTGCATTATTTGCTGCTGTAGCTTTCTCGTTTGCGTTAGTGGCCGCGCTGTTTGCAAGTCCCGCTTTCTCGTTTGCGTTAGTTGCTGCACTGTTCGCAAGTCCCGCTTTCTCGTTTGCGTTAGTTGCTGCGTTATTTGCTGCTGTAGCTTTCTCGTTTGCATTCTGTGTCGCTGTGGTGGCATTCGATGCGGCCGTGTTCGCTCTTTCAACGGCATCATCCACTGCCCCCTGATTATCAACATAACATTGTTCAATTCCATTTGCTATGGCAGAACGCACTTCTCTTCCATAAATTGCGTTTCTGATCAAAGCAATATATTCATCGATTTTGGCCATTTACTTCACCTCACGCTCCCCTGGCCCCGAATCTGTCCCGCCATCTGCATAGCTTGGTTGATCTGACTTTGATCGACACCGCCTCGGGTCTGTTGGAGATACTGGAATGTCTGATTTGGATCGTTCTGGATCTGTGGCGGGATGTCCGGAAACATCTGCTTTACAAATGCCGCGGGGTTCTGCATCGCCGTGAGAATAGCCTGAATCCTCTGAAATGGGCCATTAATCGCTGGCATTCTGCTTTGCTGCGGAAAAGACGGTTGCCCTCCGCACAGTTGCTGGTACAACGGATTAGGCATTCATACCGCCTCCGCTCCTATTAGATTGGGATCCTTGTCCGCCATTTTGATTGCGTCTGTTGGTCAGAGTTTCTTTCAACGACTGAATTTCGCTACGAAGTGAGTCCATATCTTCTTTTGTCGCATAGGCAGATTCCGCGGCACTTTGACTACCTGATCCGGACGGAAGCATCTGAGGAACATCCTCAATCTGGTAACGAATTCTCTGAAGCGGGTTCGGCATTCCCATCGGATTCATGCTCTTGAGGTAAATTACCTGATCATTTGTGTCCCACAGAGCAATCGGCCCTTGTACTCCGGCTGGGAATTGATAAGCTTTGGCTCCGATTTCACCATCTACCCAAACGATTCCCTGCGCTGGAGATGCTCCGCTCTGCATAACCGGAGCTGCCTGAGGCTGCTGATAAGTATATGCCGGTGCAGCAGTCATTGGTGCACCATAACTACCAGGTGCCATTCCATAAGAACTCGGATACCATGCCATTAGAATCATCCTCCTTATTTAATTCGCCAGAAAAAACTCGGAATCTCATTTCCGGAATCCCAACTGTCATAGTAGTTGCCATCAATAACTGCGACCGCATGACTTCCGGTACCTATGATGTATATCCCGTGAGGATACATAACACAGAATCTCCGGATCGTAATGCATGACGGGCAACTCTCCGGAAGGAGAAAGGGGACGAACCCCTGTTCATAGAGGTATCGTCCCCAAAGCTGATCATCGCTCATCGAAAGGTAATGTTTTCTGGAAAGTGCATAAATCTCGTCAGAAACCTGCAGCCAGGTCTTGTTTAGGGCAACTGCACAAGCTCGAATTACACAGTCTCCAGTGTTGTTCTTTTTTGGGTTCACGTTGCAGCGCATCCACACAGATGATCACCACCATAACGACCTTCAGTCGATTTCGACACCGCCGTTCTCTTTTGCCTGCTGGGCATAACTTAGATGATGAATTGGAAGTTTCTTAATCTCAATCATCAGCCGTTCGGCAGTTCCGTTACCGCCCATTTCGCGATATGGCGAATATAAATATTTATTTAGATCCTCATATTCATCCTGGGTAATCCATCCACGTTCGATATACTTCATGGCGAGCTCGACAATCTTGTCATGACCAAGCCCAAGGATCATCTTTGTTTTAGCGTCCTTCTTATCCCGACGACCCTGCATCCATGCCCAGAAACCAGACGAAGCCAGCACCGCGCAGATTACTGTGACGGCCATTTGCAGAAAAGGGCTCATCTAATCAATCCTCCTCAGCAGTCGATACTGTGGCTTTATCTTTCCACGGTTCCTCATAGCTCATGGCCCGGGAGCTGTCATTCAGTCCGGCCGTCGTCGGATCGACGAGAACGCCAATCAGACCGAGGAAGGTCAGGATCTGTCCAACAACGTTCATCACGAAGCTTTCCGTGACAACCGGAACTACATCAAACATTTTCAGCATATTAAATACAAACCCGACGATCAGACTTATAAACATCGTAAGCCAGGTCTTGTTCTTGAATCTTACTTTCCAGTTTACCTTCATTTTGATGCCCTCCAATCACTTATCCAATTCCGCCCACGTCTTTGGTCCGACAATTCCATCAACCACAAGACCATGAGACCTCTGGAAACTTTTCACGGCACTCTGTGTGCCAATTCCGAAAATTCCGTCTATAGAAAGGCTGCTTCCAGCATTAGCCAACTTTGTTTGAAGCTCCTTTACAGCATCATCGCGATCTCCTCTGCGAAGAGTGGGGTGCTTCTTGGCCTTCTTCGAATTAGTGGGCTCTGGTTTATCGACTCCATCCGGGATGAAATCATAATCAACCCCCTCAAGTAGTCCCCAATAGGTCCACTTCTTATTACTAATCGGCGTATGCACGACACCGTACAACGTACCTCTTGCTTCCGTAATGCAGGTTTCCGTGACCAGGATGCCAACATGATCGTGTTTTGCCTCATTTCCGGTAAAGATCAACGCTCCGATCGGAAGCTTCATGCCTTTTACAATCTGCCCGGTCTTAAAGCAATTCTTCTTGAACTGACTATTGCTGCCGTGGTAGATTCCGGTCAAGCCATGTTTACGAGCCATATCTTTAACAAGACCGCTACAATCGTCGACCTTATGGCCGATCCACTTGTCTCCATGTTCAGCACTCATCCGATAGTTGTTATACTTTTCTGGATTACTTTTGTATTTATTCTCCAATGCATCCTGCTTTTTTCTGGTCCACGTTTCTCCAGCGGTTGCCCAGATGTAGCCACGCTTCTCGGAATAAGCTTCTTCTGTAGATTTTACAAAGTCCGCCGCTTTAACTCCCACAATAATCGCCTCCTTATAATTACAGATCCTGTCTCGAGACTGATACGGTAACTGTCCCGGTCCCAGTAAAAGTAAGCTTTGCCGTGCTCGCATTCTTCGGCGCAGAAAGTACGGCAGACTTTCCGATTCCATTCAGTGTCGCAGATGTGCTTCCGCAGGTGATAGTTACCGAAGATCCGCTTATCATCCGGACTGTGAATTTATCAGACCCATAGCCCGCTGACGGTACAAAGTCAAACGTCTGAGTAGAATTGTTTACTGTAACCTGTTTAACAACACTCCAGTCTTCGTCTCTCGTGAAGTTGAACGTGTCCCAAATAACGTCTTCGGCAAGGTCAAACAGAGCAGTTTTAAACGGTCCCACCCGATAAGAAATAGTAACCTTGCTTCTGGCTGGTTCGCTGACCCATCCGTCAACATTGAATCGTCCCTCATAAAACCATTTCGGATCGTCAGTCAGAATCATTCGAAGACGTCGACCCTGAAGATAGGAGAGGATTCGTTTATAAAGCGTCACCCAGTCTTCGTATTCGTTATCCACCACAAACTCAAAGGATCCACTTCTGTCCGCGTAGACTGTTTCTGACGTTAAATAATCACTCAAGTCGTAACTGCCTGACATTCCGGGGATCTCAACAAACTTGTTCTGCGTTCCCGGAATGCTCATCGACGGTCGTGAAGTCGGGATCAGATGCCAAGAATCCCAAGTGTTTACCTCATTGGAGTCGTCTGGATGACGAAATATCAATGAATGTTCACCATTATATATAGTCATGGCGTCGATCCCTCCGATTTAGTTATTACGACGCAGACGAAAATCAGTCGAGTCTTCATTCACCTGTACAGTAACGAGCTTTGTGAACCCTTCCCAACGATCTTCTATACTGCCTGGGCCCCTATACGTAATGATTGTCGTCTTCTTTGGATCCGAAAAAAGAGTCACTAGCTGTAAAAAATCAACCGATTCAGAATTGTTAATCCAGATCCACAAATCACCGTTCGCATATCCGGCACTTCCAGAAAGTTCAGTTCCATCAGCAAGAGCGACGATAGAACGATCTGGATCTATTTTGATTTCTGCTGAAATGATTTTTTCCGGAGTTTTCATGTCGCATCAACTCCTGTACCGGCATTATCGAGCGTCTGTGCTCTAAAATTTCCCAACTCTTCAGCCAGTTCTGAGACCATACTGATGACAATATCAACGCTGTTGCCGATTGCCAGCGCAATCTTCGCATTAGTTGGTGTCAGAGGCACACCTTCCATCTGCGGCAGAATCCCCTTGATGCCGTTCAGATGCCCCAGAATTTCTTTCAGCTCTTCCATTTAAGTTTCTCCTTCATCAATCATTATCTAAATACAAACGTGCTATTGTTATCGATCCCATTCTGACATTCACATAATTAGTGCTTCCATATTGCTCAAGAGTCATTTCACTTGTAGTAAAAGTGGTTGAGTATGTAACGCCATTAACATCAACCGAAACTGGGATGCTTAGCCTTTTCGAGCTTCTTGCTTTCGTATCTTCCGCAAAATGGCTCCTACTCCAATTATCAACGGTAATTCCGACATTAGCACATCTCGCAACCGTTGTACTTCCCCAATTCAGGTATGCATAATTGCTGTCAACAGCGAGGGTATACCTTGTATTGTCTGGATTGGCTGTTCCTGATGCACTGTTCGGGGTTTTTATATCTATGAATGCATTCTCCGTCTGTTGTGTTTTAGGCAAGCTGACTTTACTGTATGCCGCACTCCAACCATTTGAATAAGCCGAATGCGATGCCCTTGCGACTGTTGTGCTTCCCCACTTTATATAGGCATAATCATTGTCTGCCGACACAGTATACCTTGTGGTTTCCGCTGGGTGTGCATCACTCGAATAGTTATACAAATCAATGTCCATAAAGGAAGATATTCTTGTGACTTTGGGCATTACAACTTTTGCTGATATTGGCGATGCCGTTTCCGGGTTTGCGGTAACCGTATAAACTCCGCTACTCCATGCACCGCTCAATGAAGTAGCTCGACTAAAAGACCCTACTGCCGTCCAATCGCTATCCCCAATGAACCTCTTGTATAGCGTATACTGATTCCCATTTAGTTCGATCTTGAGATTATCGATGAGGTTTGCCGCATTGGACTCTGTGATGGCTGTGCTGTTCCCCTCAAACAGAATCCTTCCGCCACTACCTATGGTCAGCTTCTTGACACGCACAGTGTTGAGATTGCTGATAGCAGAATAAAGAGAGTTTGTTTTCAGATAATCTGTCTCCAGTGTCTCAACCCTTGCCCGCACTGCATTCAATTCACCAATAGTTGCTTTTCCAGCCACTAGTTCGTCAACAACCGCAAACTTAGTCTTGAAGCTCGGAATCGACTTAATCGCAAAGTCCGAAGCAGTTACAACCCCCTTGCCGCCAACAGTATGCGTTCCGGTTTCATCCGTATACGTCATCGGTTCGTTAAGAAATAGCTGCCAGTTCCCACTGCTATCTCTTCCAAATTTGGCACTTCCGCCGCTTCCTCCGTCGATGTTGGCAGTGTCTGATTGAAGACTAAATGTTTTTCCACCAGATCCATCATCGCCTCCGGAAAACAGGCCTTTTCCAAGGTCAAAAATGGAGCCGGAACCACCATCTTTGTCCTGCATTTTGAGAAAGTCACCGAGAAAGTTTATAGCTTTGCCAACTCCGCTGTCTTTGTCTCCTCCAGAAAAGAGACCGGACATAAAGTTGAACGCTTTTCCAACTCCGCTGTCTTTGTCTCCCCCAGAAAAGAGACCGCCGACAAGATCGAATGATTTCTTTGAACCATCGGGATTCGTAGTAAGGGAGAAACCGCCGTCAATTAGATCGGCCAGTCCGTTTTCACCATCTAGACTAAGCAAATCTCCATATTTACTTGATGCGACGCTTACTTTCTCCTTAAGTGAATCAAAATCTGCCAAATTCCCAATGTTTAGGTCGACACCAAACAAGCTCTGAGTAACGGAGCCAACGGCTTCGTCTGTCGGAGATTTAAACCCTTTGTCGATGTTTTTATCCAGCAGCTTCCTGGTGTCGAATGCCATTTTTTTAATCTTGTCGGCCCCTTTTGCCAGGTGGATCCCTTTTTGGTAGGCAAGAGGAGTCCAGTTTCCATTGTCGTCAACAAAGCTGGCAAATTGACTTGAGCCGCTGGATGAGTTAATGAGAACCTCGGCTTGCTGTTGTGCCATTCCAAGATCGTTGACCATATACGATGACATGCCAGCCTTCCAGTTCTGCTGAGCTCTTTTGACGTCCGGTGTAAAATCGATGGCTAACTGAACATCATTAATATCAACACCTCTGATCAATGCTTCCTTACGGAGTTCAGCCCCCTTCTCAAGTCTTGTCTGAACAAGTTTCTTGATCATCGGCATAGTGCCTTTAACGGCTTCTCTCTGTGTTGTATACTGCTCATCGCCTTGGGTATTAAATTTAAGAAATGCAAGCGGGTCATCAAGCGGTATATCCTTATTCAGCTCGGTTTTGTCCCAATACATATTTGCAAGCTTGGTTCGATTATTTGCATCTATGTCTGATGTATCCGGAATCTGTACCTGCGGTTTCGCAGTGAATCCGCCTCCGCCGCTTTTTCCGCTCTTCTTGCCCGATGATTTATCAGCTTTCTCCTTCACACCATACGCGGAATTAATCTCCTGGTTGGGAATTCCAATGGTATATTTGTTCTTGTCCGGATTATACAGGTCGTACTCGGCAGTAATAATTGTCATGCCGTCGAACTGATGCGTAACCTCAGGATGGCGGACATTAACACGGTCGCCAACATATAAGGGCTGAGCCTGTCCGTTTACAAACCGCAGATCAAGCGCCGAAACACTCCATTGCACTATCTCCGGCATATAGTTATTTTTTATCCAGTCAGCAGCATATTTGAACAGCTTTTCCGGTGTGTTGGCATTTTCAAAGTCAACAATTTTCCATATTCTTCCGAATTTGTTAACAGCCTCAGCATAATCGGACTTTTTATGATACTGACTGTTAAGCTCCGAATCACTATAAACATCTAGCAATTCAGGAACCATAATATAATCAACAGCTGCATGATTGTTGATAGCAGGCCAGTAATCGCGAATAAACACGCTTTCCGATTCATTCTTTCCAATCGGAATCACGACGGTAAAAATGTTGTTTACTTCTGTTGGCCCGCTAATATCAATCAAATTCTTAGTAATTTCAATAGTCTGTGTATTGATCGAAGAATCGTAGTAATTATCAAACCAGTCGAGATACGTATTGCCGGAACCGGCATCATATCTTGTTCTCCAGTAGCCTCCAAAATCACCAAGTAGTCCTTCAATTCGGTCCATGCTGAAGTTCCAACTAGTATCGCCAAACTTCTGATTGGCTTTGTCGGAAGGAATATTTACCCGTTGCGAGCTTGCTACAGAAGAAGAATACTGCCCTGGCACCTCACCGAGAACGAATTTCTTATCTGGATCATTTTGGATATAGGAATTATGGTTTGTAATAATCTGCTGCAAATAGGCAAGAACCCCGATTGTTGGACGCAGATCTTCTTTGCTTCCTGGCTGAGGACTGTCTAATAAAAACGAAAAATCGCCCTCGCAGTGCACGGTTCTTGTTCTGGCCATTGCTCGATCAATTGTAAGAACGCGTCCTCTGAATATAGTTTTACCAAAAAGAGTAACGCGAAGGATCGTTTTTAACTGAAGTAGAGAGTCGTAGTACGGGCTTTTCATCTCCATTGAGAATTCAAATGAGCCAGCCTTGCCGAGTTCGCCCTTAACCTTTGGGTTTGTCATCACCGGTTCGCCTTCGATTGGAACAGTCTGCATGAGTTGTTCCGTGGTAATCGTGGCACCCGATCTAAGGAAGTTCTTTATGTAGATGCATACCGCAGAATCCGCCATTGGTTTTCTCCGACCTCCTTAACAAAAAGAAAAAGGCCGGAGAAAACCTCCGGCGCGGTTAGTTGCGTCTGCTCGCATACAATGCAGAACGATTAAGTGCTTCATCAATGCCACTTGCCATTTCTCCAGCGATCGTTCCAGTGTTAAGAACAATACGAATGTTGGAAATAGCGGATTGCAGGCCACTGATTTCGGATTGCAATGTAACGAGAGACGTCTCAATTGTAGAAAGATTTGTTGGATTTTGAACGACTACTTCGGCCGGCCCGCTTGGGATCGTTGCGCGAATAGCATTCTCGACGGCCGTCTGCAGATCAAGCGTCAGATTTGCAGACCAGGTTGCCAGCGTTCCTCCAGTTCCGGTAAGATCGGTCATGTCGAACACTGGAACAATCTTCGGCTGGATTTCGGGGTGATTCGCAATATTGTCTGCAGCGGCTTTGATCACGTCCAGAACAGACTGGTTAATCTCGGCCTGGTGGAGACGAATCCCTTCGGACATACCAAGAGAAATAGGCTCGCCAAGATGGCTGAAGTTCAAGTTCGGATTAATTGATGTCAAGTTATTAAGACTGGATGTCAACTGTTGGAACATCGCAATAGATGCGGCATCAATCCCTTCAGCTTCAGCAAATGCTGTGCTGACTCCCTGTGCGAACTTTACAAGCTCGTCAGCGATCGAACCGTCGAAACCATTCAGGCTTCCGACATCTTCATTATTCAGCACGCGAAGAAAATCGAGAACCGCGAAGATCCTTGATCCGGCATCAACAAAATTTCCAGTATTTGGATCAAGCATGTTAAGACTGTTCATTACGCCAATTAACCGCTCGACAGAAAGAAGAACCTCGTTTACTGGTTCGGGATCAAACCTCCCGCCATTTACTCCGGTCGTCATCTTTTCACTGAAATCGGCCAAGGACTGACCAAGCTGCTGAACATCATTTCCGAGACTTTCCAGACTTTTCTTATTGCCGTTGATCAGGGCACTAAGCCCACCAATTTCCGGCATCCTCGTTTGCAGATTTGTCAGGAAATCAAGTGAACCAAGAGCATAAGTAAAGTCGGCTTTTGCACCATCGTCAAGAGTTACATTCGCCGCAAACGTTGCAAGTGCGTGACCCAAAGCTCCAATATCTGTCGCAAAGGTATCCAACGTGGATTTGTGCACTCCAGCATTATCAAACACTTTTGCTACGAGCAGATTGCCGGCTGTTAGCTTTTCCTTAAGTGCACTCAGATGATCCAGAACGCCGAGACCTGTCGAAAATGCTGTGTCTTTCCCTCCGACATTGTCCGCGAAAGTAGCCAGAGCGGTTCCAAGTGCTCCGATATCCAGAGCAAACTGCCCAAGGGGCCCGCCGCCGTTTTCATCAGCATGACCGATTCCATCAAACGCTTTCACAACAGAAAGGTTGTCTGGAGTAACATATCCGCCAATTTCGCCGAGGAACTTGAGGAGCTCCATGGCTTTTCCCGTGTCGGTCTCCATGCTCTTTGCTGCTGTGGCGAATCTGCTTAAAGCGCTCGCAAGACTTTCAAGCTGCCCGGCAAAGATTCCGAGCGAAGAAGAATCAGGCATGTTCTCCGGAATCGTAAATGGATTACTGCCGTCTTCGCCGCTGATTGACTCGCATATGGCTTTAAGAACACCGATGCTTCCACTGACATCAGGAACTTCACCGGCATCAAGACCCGTCACTTCTGCAGCTCCTTTTGCATACAGGCTCATTGCGCCGCCAAGGGCCGTTAGCATACCGATAAAATCGTTCAGAGGAAGCGCTGCGAATCGTTCAATTTCACCAGATTGACCAAAGATCCCCTTCAACAAAGTCAACGCGAGTGGCTCCGCGGTGGTAATATCTTTGGTGGCTTCGTTGAATAGCATCAGACCAACGCCAAGATAAGTCAGCTGCTCAGGTATGTCTCCGACAGAAAAACCGTTTAGCATCGGAACCACTTCTATAAGCTTGTCAAGAATCTTAAATGTTTTTGCACTTTCCGGGTTGGGGTATTTTGAATCGTTCACGAATAGTGCGTCAAGTCCAGCTCCGATATAATTCAGAGAACTGAGAACTGCCCGCATATCGCTCTCGTATGTCCCAAACCCAGCAAAACGCGAGATAATGTCAAATAAACTCGTAAATATTGCTTCTGCATGATCAAGGGAGGTCTCATTGATCGAATCCATTCTGTCAAAGAAATCTTTCAGAAGTCCACTCATAGTCTTTAGACGCGCTGCCATATTTGACATCGCACTTCCGACAGCACCCATAACAACGGGAACCATCAGCGCAATTGCCCCCATGATGGCGACTACAGCCGCCGCAAGTGCCGCGCATCCAGCTACGATCGCCGTCGCGTTCATTTTCCCAAGAATTGGAAGAACGATGCCAATTACACCGATAATAGCAGCAATTCCAACCATAAACGATGCGATTGTAGACCAGTCAACGTTTTCTTTAGCCAGAAGAATGAGCCCTCCGGCAGCCACGCCAATCAGAACAGCAGTGAGGCCGAGAACGAGAGCAACTTTTCCAATCCCCTTAGCGTCTGTCTTAGAAGCTAACTTGACCACAATACCGATCGAAGCAAGTGTAAAGATCAAGCCACCAAAGAAAGTAACCATGGTTGATTCTTTAACTTCAAGAATCGACAATGCAACCAGAGATCCGGCGATAATGCCGATAGTTACGGCGAAAGCCACAAAAATTGTCTTAAGGGCCGAGATCTGTTCCACGCTGAGTTTGGACGTTTCTCTGAGAAGCAAAGCCATAAAGCCGAGCATTCCAAGAATTGGCACGAACCCCACAAGGGCCTGTTTCCAGTCCATAGTATGGCCAATAAGCCAACCAACAGTCGCAAGAGCTGTGATTGCAAGGACCAGTCCGGCAAACTTGGCAGGTTGGACCTTGTCTGTGAGCTTCAGTATGATTCCAAGTTCGCCAACCAACAGAACAATCGGACCGACGCCTTTGATGATCTCCTTGGTTTTCATCTTGGATAGATTGTTAATTGGAATCATCAACAGATTGAGAGCGACAGCAAGACTAAGCATGCCCTTCAATTTGTTTCCTCCAGCCAAACCAGCTGTAATGCCCATGGTAAGCATCAACCCGCCTAAAGCAAGTAATGCTTTGGAGAATGATGTGAGCGAGCCATCCATGTTTCTGAAATTCCCGAAACCCTGCAACAGCTTCAGCGGTATGAGGATAAGCTGTAAAGCAACAGCCATTTTGATGAGTCCGCCGGGTTTAGCTTTTCCGGCAAGTCTGGCCGCAACGACAACAGCGCCCATGACAAGTGACAACTTGGCCACCATCTCGAGAAGCCCGCCCTTATGGGTTATTGAATTCGTCTGCCACGGGATCTCCATCAAGGTCTTCATTGGCCTGATGATCAGCCACATGGCCGCAGCAAGTCCAATAAGGGAAGTTCCATTTCCGGCGAACTTCTTGGCTATAGCACTTGCACCAAGAAGAGCCGCAAGAATCACCCCAATTGAAATGCCGGCTTTCTTCAAAGACTCAACATCAAGTTTGGAGAGTTCAATTGCTGCTAAAGCAATGATTCCGATTGCCGCAGCAATCTGAAGAAGCTGTGCACCGACTTTCCCAAAATCGAAGTGTTTGCTGTTATCGACTTTGGAATTATTACTGTTGACAATGTTCGTGAGATTGAACATTCCGGAGAAGATATTGGAAAGATTCAGATCCTTCATGTTCTTGCTGAACACTTTACCGGCCTTTCCAATGCTCTTCAGACCCTTACCCATGCTAACAAGACCGCTTCCTCCACGGAAAATGGCGATCCACTTCATGATGTCTCTGAACTTCGTAAGAATGTCCGTGAACGTAGTTCCGTCGAAGAATTTCTGAACACTCTTTATGGCATCGCTGTTAGCAAGTGAAGAAAAGAAATCGGAAACGCTTTTCCAGGCATCTTGAATCTTTTCTTTGAGTTTGGCGAGGATCCCGGGCTTAGCGTCTTCAACTGCCTTAATCGCTGCATCGGCAATTGTTGAACCCTTGCCAAGCTGTGTAATAGGAGCAGTGACAGCGGATGCGATTTCAGCCGAAGTCTCATCGGCTTTTGCGCTTCCGACAAACAAATTAAGAAAACCGCCGAACAAAGTCTCGAAAAACCCACTGATGGAACCGCCCAACCCAGATGTAATCGTTTGTATCTGCTTTAGAAGCCCGCTGATCCAGTTCTTGATTCCGTTCAGAACATCTTTAATACTCTTACCACTGAATATTATCTTGATCGAATTCCAAAGACCTCGCAGTTTCTCGTTAGATTTTACCGCAGTTACGGCAGTCTCGCCGAACTGTTTTATCTTCTCGATGAGTTTTGGAATTTTTGCAATGGCATTTTGAATCCATCCGACGATCTTCTCAAATATGCCGCTCTTGGCGACAAAGGCGAAGCCCTCGGAAATCTTACTGATTACCCACTGAATACCTTTACCGATGGCGTCGAACAATCCACTTTGCTTGGCGAATAATGCGAAGCGAGCAATTAACTTTCCTATGGCCAAAACCGCCTGATTAATAACCGTGGTTACCGGTCGGAGAGTTTCTGCGAGGGAATGAAAGAATCCACCGATCGAATTCTTCTTGGCGCCGTCAACAACGGCACCGGTAAACAGTTGCAGAAGCATGTCGATCAGTTGCTCAACAACATAGAAGGCTGGGGAAAGCTGTGTAAACAGCTCACCGGCAAACTGACCAATACCCTTAACCACGTTGACAATGAGCATAATAACCGAGAATACGGATTCCGCAATATGTTTAATTCTGTCGAATCTGGACTCAGTTTCACCATCCTTAGTAGCAAAGAAGAAGTCCTTAAGTCCGCCGATAAAGTTTCTGAATTTCTCAGTCAGATTGGCCAGCTGAGACCCAAGAAACTCCATTCCGTATTTGGTTTTATCCTGTTCAAACAGACCTTTGTTCAATGGGTCAACAAATCTACCAACAAAATCCCAAATGGCTTCCTCGATAGCATCGCCGATCGTTGTAATAGCATCTAATAAACCAAAAGCCCCTTCGAATAAAGTATCGCCATCGGGAGTCTCAATCTGGCCAACTAAAGCTCCCCATAAAGAGTTTCGACCAGATCCGCTGCTCCATTGCTCAAGAATACCGTTTCGAATTTCAACGAACTTCGAAAGCGACTCACTGACTTTGTTGCAGAGGCCACTAAAAAGATTCATTGCGTCACTGAGCTTTCCGAAAACCAACTCGTAGCTCTTCATCCAGCCAGTTGAAAGCATATCCTTCCAAGCGCCAAGTGCATCTGTAAAGGTTGTGCATCGCTGCGCTGCTTTATAAGCGGTTTCGCCAATTCCTTTTGTGTTATCCGCAAAAGTTTTAAAAACTGTCTCCATGGTTTTTTTATCAAACCATTTATACTGCAGAGTTTCTACAAAATTGTCTAGATTGACAGTCTTTCCGCCTTTTACGGTCTTATAGATGCCGTCCTTGGATTTCTTAAGCGTCCCGGCAGCAACAGCCGCATCGAGTGCCTCCTGCCGAAAAGCTCGAATGTCCATAGCAGCATTTTGAATACTTTTGTAGTCGATTTTCTGCATATAACCAGCACTCATGGCCTGGCTGATGTTGTACATCGCTCGACCAGCTTCTGTGGTGCCCTGTCCAGCAAGCGCCGCCCAGTTTGCAATGCCTTCCATCTCTTTTTCAGCATCATCAAGATTGATGCCGGCGGTTGTGAACTTACCAATGTTGTCCGCCATGTCAGCGAAATTGTAGCTGGTTTCGTCCGTGTATTTGTTCAGACGATCCATTACTGAGTACACAACCTCTTCGGCTTCGCCAGTTGCATTCTTGATCGTCTGAACGCTCTTAAGCACCTTATTGTATTTATTGCTGCCTTCAGAAATCTGATCTGTCGTAAGACTTTTTGTGAAACGCTCAACAGACCCAAGCGCGTCTTGCCAGGTTTTCTTGATCTTCTGAGCAACGTAAGCGGAAATGCTGCCAATACCTGCAAACTCCTTGGCTAGCTTTTCAACGTTTTTGGCCATATTCTGGATTACGTTGTTCGCAGGATCTGTCGAATCAGCGAAACTCTTCATCTGTGTGGCGGCGTCATCAAAGTTTAGGCTTTTCTTAAAGTCCTCAAGTGTTTTTTGGCTTTTCCGGATGTTTTTGTCGAAGTCCTTATTGTCGAATTGCATCTCAACAATTCGTTTTTCGGTATCATTCGCCATTTATTTCACCACCTCCGAAAAAACCTGATCTGCAATTTCTTTGAACACCGGTTCCATTGCGGGGGTAATAAAGTCATTCCCGCGAACATAATGCCCATCTCTTGTTCCGTGGCCGCGAACCAAAAGCCGAACGATGCAATCTCCGCTTTCTGTTGTGTTGTCGTTCAGCCACTGAAGCGAAATGCGATCGTTTTCCTCAATAACTTCATATCGCCAACTAGCAGCCGTCTTGCCAGTTCGGACAGGGGTCGCGGCGGCAAGTGCGTCCACGCCCATCTGCCCAAGCTGGTTCAGTTTATTCATCATTTTCTTTCTGTATTGGCTTTTAAGGAATTTCTCGGTGACAGCGAGACTTCCCTTATGTCGTACAATCAAAGGTCCTTTTCCCATCTGTTCACCACCTCCTCATCAGCCTCTGGTGTGATGCTTGGCTCTTCTGGCTGCATTCAGACTCTTCATGTATGCTGCCGAATCCTTACGACTCATCTTTCCGCCACCGTTGAGGATTTCGCATTCATGAATCAGATTCAGAAGTCGGTTTATGTGCCATTTTTCACACGAAAATGGAATGCCGAGACTCACCATGGCAGCATATATTTGCTCAGAAGTTCTGGCTTTCGGCGTCCCAACCATATCTTTCTTCTCTCCGCGAAACACCGTTGCGCTATGTGAATCATCGATGTATGCCTGTACCTGCGAAATGTTCTCAGGACTCAAGCACAGATACAGGTTAGGATCCACATTCGTTGTGATCGTCATACATCGAATATAATCGAGTATTTCTTCAGGCGTTCTCTTTGTCACGCTGAGAAACGCCTTCTTCCATTTTGATTCCCATTTACTGACGGAGATAAGACTGTGCTCAAGCTCGATCGTTCGGGTTTTTACGGTGATGAACCGGTTTGTCGCCTCATCGAAAAGATCCCGCGAACCCTGAATGGTGATCGTGAGCATGATTCCATCTCCTTAATTTGCCGGGTTCGCCCCGGGAAGTGCGGAAATATTAGTCTGGCTCTTCCGCAAATTGTCGTCCAGTTTATCTTTAACCGGACCCTGAAGGCTGCTGGGAAGCATACCGATCAGGAAAGCTCCGATATTGTTCTCTTTTTCAAGAAGTTCGGTAAGCAGATTATCGCACGCTTCGGTGGACAGGAAACGCTTTCCAAGCTTGCGGCCGACTTCATCCTCTTTAACGAAGTCATCATCACCGAGACGAATTCCATATCCGTCAGCAATGAACATTGTCAGAAGTTCGAGTAGTTTCTCCTCGTTGTGATCTTCCTGAATCCGCTTCAGATAAGCATCAAATCCGCCAGGAAGACGATTGTTAAGAAGAGCAAACTCTGTCTGGTTCATGCTGAAGTAAAAATCTTTGGTGTGCTCAACACCTTCGTAGTCCTTATAAGTGAGAGTTTTACGAATCATTTTTGTCTTGCTCCTTTCAATAATAAAGCCCCGCCGTTATCTCTTGTCGTTCCGACAGGGTAAATGTCCCATCGCCGCATCTATAATCTTGCCTGTGTACAGGCCGCGGTAAAATGGAGAATGGGATCTTTGCAAATAATTAGGCGATGAGCGTCAGAATATCATCCGGATAGGGGAGATACGCATCGTTCTCGGTCGTGCCATACAGAGCATCTTCCAGCACTTCCATCTTACCCTCGGCGACCTTTGTGCTGTCGATGGTCAGGCTGCTGGTGCTCTTGTGTCCGGTCACAGGAACAGGGTTACTGGAATAATCAAAGCTCAGCGGCTCCAGATTCGGAGAATCCTCAGACGTATCATGACTCATCTCGCTGGCATTGGAGGTGCAGTTATACACAAGATGCAGCTTATAGCCAGCGTTGGGGTTGGCGTCGTTTCCGATCTCGGTGCGATAGCACAGCGCGAACGGAATCCGATCCTGCTGTCCGATGCGGATTCCGGCTCCCAAAGCAGAGTGGCCAATGCAGTCTTCGAATTCGGGTGGATAAGTATAGCATTCCACGGAGCCATTCAGCTTCTCAACACCACGTAGGGAAGCATACAGGATATTGTCGGCATAGAAGTCCTCGTTGTCGCCGCCTTCAGGACTCTCGGTAACATTGGTCAAGCCGTTCCACGGAACACCGAGCCACTTACTCTTAGTCTTGTCATACAAATAAAGAACACCCTTGCTCACACCGGTTTCAAAGGCTTTCTCGCCAATGCCATCCCAGGTCAGTTTCATGGTTCATTCCTCCTTGATTAGAAATAGATTGTATATGGGTAGTGATGCAGATTCTCAGCCGTATAGGGCCGACCCATACTGCAGTAGGGGAGATCCTCAAGGGTCTCGATCATCGGATCGTCCGGATCGTACGTAATGTATGTCATACTATACTCGCGACGATGATGATATGTTTTATTGTTTGCATGCCGGATATAATTACCAGATCGGGAGTACTCGATACAGGGATAATTCATTCGAAGATTTTCAGGTGGCTGGAAATACACATGATTCGTCCCCAGCGTTTCTCGCAGCATGTCGTCAAGATCTTTACGATCCCCCATGGTACATCCCTCCAAGCGTCAGGACCAATCTCGGATATAAAACTTCAACATTACTGACTTTCCATTTGACGCCCTGCCATTCGACATAGCGAATATCAAAGAAATGATCCCGGGCATATGGATCAGCTACGATACTGATCTCGTTATTAACAGCAATATTGTCGTTAATATCCTGCCCGGTTTCCAGTCTTCTGACAGACCGGTTCACATCTCCATAATAGAATCGTTCTGTAATAGTCGGTGTATACACTCCGGGATGCGTCTCGACATTTTCTACGTATCCAACTTTGCCACCGAATCTCGCCATTTTGAACGCCCCTTACATGAGATAAGACCGGCAGAAACCAAATCGATAACTGCCGGTCTTAAATGTAGAATTAAGTGCCAGAGACGGTTTCTTCGAGAACCAGCGCACTCAGCGGACGAGTGTTCATACCGCTTGTCCTGGTCTCAAGCAGGCTCTGCAGGGTGTTGAAGTTAATATCGAAGTCAGTGAAATGAGTAATTTCGCCGCCCTTCGCAGCACCCAGCTGATAGTTCTTCGCATCGAACAGAATAGCAAGCAGGCTCTTCTCCTCGCCTTCCTTGACAGTGCGGGTCTTGCCTTCAAACTGCTCAACCGTGATGATAGAGTTGACATTCAGAGCACTGCGCAGCTCCTCAACCGTGTTGTAGATCCGACGGCCGTTGCGGTCACGGGCCAGCAGCATGGTGTTAAGAACATGAGGTGCAATGTACAGGTCGCCGACGCCAACATTCTTAGCATCCTCACGACCGTACAGCAGCTCCTGCACGAATGTCTCGGCATATACGAAATTATCACCGAAATAGTTGC